CTATGGCACATTGTTAACAGAGATAAGCCTTGGCGCAATAACCTGTTTTCTTACCGTTTGTTACGTATACCCATTCTGCTCCGTTATTATCCAGTTTGTAGTAGCCATACCATATTACTCTTTCACCAGGAAGAAGTCTTCCGATGATCTTATTGTTAGCGTTGTCCTTTACATCGGTACGGAGCATAAGACTCGACTTAACTTTTCGGTCATCTACAGCAAAATAGACTCCATTCTTTGCAGAAGGCTCGAAATGTGTTGCGGCAGCGGCTACTGTTTTCTGACTTACTTCTTTGGATTTTTGCGATGTGGATTCTTTATATCTAAGAACACAATTCCAAGGATAGTTGCGATAGCGCCGGATAAGGAATTCTCTTCCAGTCTGGTCTCCTTTAAGTCCACCAATAGCCTTTCCTTTTTCATTGATAGAGGCCTCGACTTCTTTCATTCCGCCACAGAACATTGCAACATGATGAACCTTGTTAAGCAGCACATCACCTCTTTTAAGTCCTTTGCCAGTTGCGAGATTGACTGAAGAAGTTACATCCTCAAATCCACATTTCTTGAAAACTCCGTACATGTTGCCGGTATAGGTGGCACCTCTGGACTTAACTGGAACTCCGGCCATCTGCCATGCGGTGATGACGGCACTTGAGCAATCGTAGTCCGGTCCCCAACGATTTATCTGATCGTATCCATGAGAGTCGTCATTTGCTGTATCTTCCATCCACTTGATGGCTGTTTCTATCTTACTCATATGTTAATCCCTCATTATTTTGATCCCATAATCAACACAAATTTGGTGCTCAATTCTGCATCCTCTGTAATCTTGCCATCCAGGGCAAAAATATGTATAATCAGCTTTTGAAAGCATCTCTATTGATTTTCCAAGATTATAAATTGGAGAATGAGAATCAAATTCAATTAGAGTATTTAAAACCTTTGCGTTGCCATCGAATTGATCTTCTATATCTTCTTTGGCAAATTCTCTTACTGTTTTGATATACTCATCACTCAATCCATGCATTGGCTGTGAAATAAATACTTTAATTCGTCCCATTTGCATTTGCCGCGTCCGTCCATCCTTCAGCGAAGATATAAGCAATTAGAGATCCAAAAGCCATGATAATCGATGTAATCTGAGCTGCTGACGCATCAGGAACATGAAAAGCCGTAAGCAACGCAGTAACAAATGCAACAAGAGCTATCCAAAATTTTCTTGAAGTAATTTTGCGAATAATTGTTTCTTTATTCATTCTTTTTCCTCCTATTCATTATTAATTTTAAGGTAAATGAAATCAAAATGCCGATACTCCAACACAGATGTCAGTAATTACTCTACGTTAGGCAGTACGTTTCCACATATATACAACGTAGGCAGGCGGCTGAACAGTGTTTGATCTGCCGTAAATAGGGCTGCACCGGGATGCGTCAAAAGTCATGTATGCATTATCCTGATCGCGTCCGTTGGCAGTTCCCCAGCCATACTGGTTTGATGCCTCCCGCTGGAAAGCACCTTCTGGCCCTCTGGCATCTGCCATTTGGGTGCTCTCTCCCCACGGTGCAAATCCGCCTGTGATGTTCGGCAGCCCAGCCTCTATTGTTGACCCTGCTGTATGTGTAGCGTCTGCGCCCTGTAAGACACGACCGGAGCCTATTTGCTCCCACGTGCCTCCAATAAATGTACCCGGATCGGTATCGTTGACCGACAGGTAGATGGAACCGACTGGGTATAAGTTATCGACCAGTGCATCCAGTTTTGCCTTATCAGTTTTTGACATTAATCCATCAGCTGACGAGGTAGCAGTTGCTCCAGAGTACGATGTTGCGGAAATTCCCTCTTGGAATGTTGTCTCCCCATACACAGTCCCACCGGCAACATCCAAAGCTCCGAGTGCTTCAGCGGGTGAGAATGACGGTCGTGAATCAAGTAGACGCATTCCAGCTATTTTGAGCTGATTATATCCTGAATCTCCACTCTCTGTTGAGTATGGAGTAGCTGCATAAATGGTAATACGAATCCCCTTGATCCCTATATCATACCAATCATTGGGATATAATCCGCACCATAAGCAGTTTATACTATCTGACACATTTGTTCTTTCAAATACAGTTATCCATTCCCAACTCTTCTTCCAAGCAGTATATGTCAAAATTTCCAGCTTCCAATGCTTCAGTCTTGCATTAGATTGGCATCCCATATCTTCGTAAAATATTAATGTTAAATTATCTGCCGATTCAATATAATCTTTTCTTACAATCGTTAATCTTGCGGGATCCGATTTCGAAATAAGATCAGTTGCAACAGTACAATCATCTGATAAATCTGCCGTAAAAAGCCCAGCTGTGTTGGAAAAATGTTTTGTTGCTGTAATTGTATAATCTGATTTTTTATGGAGTAAATAAAAATAATCTCCCTCTCCTGACGCCGCATAAAAATTTTTGATTTTATATAATGACCGACTAGCATCATTAAAATTAAAGTGCCCAACTTTATTATTTGTTGCCGTTTGCCCGATCAATTTGTAATACGGTTTATCGACATCGGAAGTATTATCAACATTGCCGAGGCCGACATCCGCCTTACTGAGAGTCACCGCGCCCGTTTTACCGTTCACCGACTTAACATTGCTTCCGGTTCCGATACCATCCAATTTTGTTTTGTCAGCAGCGCTCATCAGGCCATCTG